CCGCTACTCCTGCCGCTGGACAGATTTACTACAACACCGTTGATAATCAACTTTACATTTATAACGGTACTCGTTGGGAAGTTGCGGGTAACGCTGTTCAATCCGGACTGCTTGCTAATCGCCCTGCCGCTGGTTCTGTTGATGCCGGAACTATTTATTACGCAACAGACACTTACCTATTTTATTATTCAGATGGTTCTGCTTGGACACAGACAAACGCATTCGGCACAGTAACAGCGCAAACTTCTTACGGTGCATCAAGCGGTAACGGTTCTGCAACTACTTATGCTCGCGCTGACCATACTCACGGTACGCCCGCCCTTGGTACATCTACACCTAACGCAATTAGCGGTGCGGCGAGCGCGGCTGGTACCGCATCAGTACCTTCTAAGGAAGACCACACACACGCATTTACGCCATCACAAGATTTGTCAATGGCTGGATACAAATTAACATCAGTTGCAACACCAACAGCAAGCACAGATGCCGCTAACAAAGGTTATGTTGATTCAGTAGCGCAAGGTCTTGATACTAAGGCTTCCGTAGTCGCAGCAACAACAACAAACGGAACTCTTGCGACTGCTTTTGCTAACGGTCAAGTAATTGACGGCGTTACTCTTGTTACTGCTGACCGTATTCTTATCAAGAACCAAACAGATGCAACCGCTAACGGTATTTATACTGTTAATGCTTCAGGTGCGCCAACCCGTTCTACCGACATGGACGCAGGTTCAGAATTTCCAAGTGCTTATGTATTCGTAGAACAAGGAACAGTTAATGCGGATACTGGTTGGGTATGTACTAACAATGCACCTGTAACCCTTGGCTCAACCAACATCGTTTGGGCGCAATTTAGCGGTGCTGGCACATACACAGCAAATAACGGCGTTCTTTTAACTGGCTCTGTCTTCTCTTTCGCCCCTCAAAGCGGCAAAGGTCTTGAAACAGGTGCAAGTGGTGCAAAGGTCAAACTTGCTACTACATCAGGCTTAAACATCACTTCTGATTTAGCCGTAGGTGCAGGTAATGGTATTTCTGTTCTTGCTAACACCGTTGCTATTGACAGCGCGGTTGTAGTTAGCAAGTATGCGGCAAGTATCGGTGACGGTTCTGCCACTTCTTATACAGTCACACACAACCTTAATACTCGCGATGTTGTTGTCACAATTTATGACAACTCAAGCCCATACGCAGAGGTCATGTGTGATGTTCAACATGCGACAACTAACACCATAACGGTATTGTTCTCAGTAGCACCAACAAGCAACCAATACCGCGTAGTGGTTCACGCTTAAGCACAAGGAGATACACATGGGTCTTCGTGACCGTATCGCAAAAGCAATAGCAGGGAACGCAGATGTAGAAAAAGGCTCCGTTGGCTTGCCAGCGGGTGCAGTTACTATGACCGAACAAGAAATGCGCCAAGCAGGTGCATTAGGACAGTCATACGGTAACTCAGAGGCTTTACCACGCAACCCTTGGTTGTCAATGGTTCCGTTTGGACCCGGCAATCCCATCACACCCGGAGCAATTAACCCGCTTCGTCCTGATGGCCGTCCTGACCCACGCCGTTATGAATACCAAGTTGCACAAAACATCAATGTTACCGAAACACGCTTTGTACCCTTTAAGACCCTTCGTGCAAGCGCAGACCAAATTGACATCTTGCGCCGTTGTATTGAGGTTATCAAAGGCAAGGTAACTGGACTTGAGTGGGATATTGTTTTAGGTCAAGACGCAACAGAAAAGATTTCTAAAGAGTCGGGTGCTGACCATGTTCGCGCTATGGCTCAAGCCCGTCAAAAGTTTAATGATGAGATTGACCGCGTTCGTACATTTTGGGAAAACCCTGACAAGTCAAACGGCTTAACCTTTACTGATTGGTTAATGGTTGCGTTAGAAGAAATCCTTGTGATTGACGCGCTTGCAGTATGGCCTCAGAAGACCGTAGGCGGCGATTTATTTGGACTACAAATCCTTGACGGTGCAACTATTAAGCCTTTGCTTGATGACCGCGGTATGCGCCCTATGGCACCTGCCCCTGCATTCCAACAAATCCTTTACGGCTTCCCCCGCTCAGAGTTCTCCGCTAACAATGACGACCCAAAGGCAGATGGTGAATTTACATCAGATGATTTGGCGTACATGGTTCGTAACCGCCGCACTATCTCAGTATATGGAATGTCACCAACAGAACGAGCATTGCCACTTGCTGACATTTACCTGCGCAGACAACAATGGTTACGCGCCGAATACACAGACGGCGTAACGCCGGAACTATTGTTTAAGACCGACCTATCTTTTGGTAATAACCCTGACCTATTGCTTGCATACGAAAACATCTTCAATGATGACATGGCTGGTCAGACTGCACAGCGTAAGCGTTCTCGTCTCCTACCCGCTGGTATGGACCCTGTCCAACTGGACGGGTATGGCGAGAAGTTTAAGGACACGCTTGACCTTTACCTTATTCAAAGTATCTGTGGTCACTACGGCGTACAACCAACAGAAATTGGTTATGACGCTAAGGGTGGTTTAGGCGGCGCGGGATACGAAGCAGGTAAGGCTGGCAACGCAGAAGCACTTGGTTCACAGCCTTTAGTGCTTTGGTTAAACAAAATGATTACTCAACTGTCATACGCGTATCTCGGTATGCCTCGCGAACTAGAGTTTAAGTTAATGACATCAAAGCGAAATGATGACGAAACCAACGCTCGTAAGAACCAAATTGAGGTTACTTCAGCGGGCAAGACTATTAACGAACGCCGCTCAGAACTAGGTTTGCCTTTGCTTGATACACCTCAAGCAGACATGCCTATTTTAGTAGCGGGCGCGGGTATGTATTTGTTTAGTCCTGATGGAATTATTGACGCGGCGAAACTTGTATCCGCCCCTACGCTGTCACAGGACGGGCAAACTCCTAACCAAGAGGGTTCAACACCAAATACCGCTAATGCGAAGCCACAGGGCGAACCTACGCCCGATAAGGAAGAAGAAATCCAAGAAGAAGTAGACAGAGAAACTGCTGACGAGGTTAAAGCCTTTATGAAGTGGGTTAGCAAAGGTAAGCGAGCGCGACTCTTTGAGTTTAAGTCACTTGACCCTATTGTGGGAGAAGCATTAAACCGTTGTGCGTTTGACGGCGACCTTGAAACTGCAAGGGCGTTAGCGAAAGCCTACCTAGACTAATGTGGGGCGCACATCAGGTTGATGCGCGCATCTCCGCTAAGAATGCAGTCAAGATAAGGGCGGCTTTACGGCAATCTATTGACGCAAGACAAGTGTATGAGATGTATCAAAGCACTTCCCCTGCCGTTTCTGTCAATAATGCTCAAGACAGGGCGCGAGCGCGCGCGTGGGCAATCATGAATGTAAAGTTTTATAACGAAGCGTTACGGACTGCTTTGATGCGTTTGTTTGCAGAAGCGTGGGTCACAGGAGAAGCCGCCGCAGGAGAAGCCATTTATGAAGAAGAAGCCTTGCGTAAAGCGGGCGAAATCGGGGTTATTGACTGGTCTAAATGGCAACCCGGCGACAAAGCAACGGCGTTATTACTAGAACCAACGGGCGCATTTAAGAAAATCCTTGACAAAACAGGCACAACCATCACAGGGCTTGATAAAACAGGCTATGAATTAGTTGGAAACGCGCTCGCAGACTCTATTAGAGCGGGATACTCTCCACGCAAGGCGGCCAAGTTAATTCAGGACACAGTTGGTAGTCCAGCCCGCGCTTTAAGTATTGCTGTTACTGAGTCTAGCCGCGTTATGAATAGTGCGGCAATTGACCGATACCGAGAAGCAGGTATTGACACTATGCAATGGGCGGCTGTTCAGGGCGGCGGCACATCTGTTGCTTGCGAAAAGTGTGCAGAAAACGCAGGGGAAAAGCGCAAGATAGGACAGCCTTTTACTACTGGAGTATTACAGCCACCTCAGCACCCACATTGTCGTTGCAACCTACGCCCTGTTGTGCCGGATTATGATGACATGTTTGACGCTCAGGGTAATTTATTGCCGCTTAAACCTAATGACCTTGGTGTTAGCGACATTATGCCAAATACCTATGCAAAGCCTACTGAGTACGGTAAAAAGCGTTATGAAAGTTTATTAAAAGATACTGATTATGATTCTGATTTCAGATATGCGGCACAACGCTGGCAAGGCGAAGATTACAGAAGAGTACAATCAGGTTTATCAAGCGGTAAATTATCTAATTTATCTGATGAAGTTCGTGAAATTGTAGACTTATTTGACGATAACATGATGTCATTAGAAGACGCTGATGACCTATTTAGGGGTTTAACAGAAGGCTTAGACAATCTAAAAGTAGGTGACACATTTAAGTCACCTTTGTATCAAGCAACCACAACTGACCCTATAACTGCCGCCGGATTTAGTAAGTCTAGTGGCTCAGTATTAGGCGGTATTAAGGAAGGGGAAATGGCTACAATTTTACGAATTGACGCTTTTGACGCTAAAGGTGTTGTTATACCTAGCAGTAGTGAATTTGAGGTTGTTCTAGCCCGAGGAACGAGGTATGAAGTGGAAGACATTTCTGAAGAAGTAATTAACGGAGTTAAATTGAGAATTATTGATGTTACGGCTGTAAGCAAATGAGTGCCGCTGAGAGAATTGCAGGTAGCATAACAGAAGGGGCAACCTTTATAAAAAGAGGTGGTGAATTACCTAAACCTGATAAAGTAATGCCTACCTTAGAGCAAGCCCTTGAGGGTGTCGTCATAGAATGGGAAAATTAAAATGGCATTTAAGCATGTGAACGCAAGCACACTCACAGTCAATTCAATCTTGCACCAAGTAGATAAGAACGCAAGACCTCAGACCCCAATTACAATTTACAACGGTCACAGTGCTGCAATCTTTATTGGTGATAGCACAACAACTACATCAGGCGCAACCATTGGCCGCACACTTGCCGCAGCCGCATCACAAACATTTTATGCGAGTGCTGGGGATATTATTTATGCAATTTCAGCCGCCGCTTCTGCCGCAGGTGCAGTAGTGATTACTTACTCAGTATAATTAAATAAGGAGAAATAATGAGCGACTTAACAACAGCGTATTTTGAGATTACAAAAGCGGATAAAAACGCTGACGGAACGCTCATGGTTTATGGCAAGGCTACTGACGACTCACTAGACATTGACCAACAGATTTGCGACCCTATTTGGTTAGATTCCGCTATGCCGGAATGGTTTAAGACAGGCGGCAACATTCGTGAGCAACATTCAAACATCGCCGCGGGTGTCGCTAAAGAGTATGAGAAAAAGGCAGACGGACATTACATTCATGCCCTAGTCGTAGACCCTGTATCCGTTAAGAAGGTAGACAACGGAGTGCTTAAGGGTTTTAGTATCGGCATCAAATCTCCACGCGTAGTTCGCGACACAAAGGCGGCTAATGGGCGTATTATTGACGGACAGATTGTGGAAGTCTCTCTTGTAGACCGCCCCGCAAATCCTAACTGTCAATTAGTATTGGCTAAGAGCGTTGTCGGAGAATCAGGAGTGTGGAAAGTGGAAGAACTTATTGAGAAGTCCGATGACACTACTCCTGAAGTTGTAGAAGAAATTGTTACAACACCAGCCGCCGATGTACCTATTGCAGAAATTGTAGAAGAAGAACAATTAGAAGAATTAGGTATTGAGAAGAAAGAAAAGAAGCCTGATTACGAGGGCATGATTCAAGGCGGTAGTCGCTCAGAACCCGCTAATAGAGAACTTTATAATCGTTTAATTGGGGAAGCCAAAAAGAAGTTTGATGTTTACCCATCTGCCGTTGCTAATGCTTGGGTTACAAATGAATACAAAAAGCGCGGTGGCAAATACAAGCCTAAGAAAGATAAGTTTGCAGATGCAGTAATAGTACCTAAGACAATCATGAGCGAACTCTTAAAGTTCGATAAGGCACAATATGAAGCCGCTCGCGATGCCTTGGCAAACCTTATTACTGTTGAAGCAGGAGAGATGAAAGAAGGACACAATGAACTTAACTCAATCTCTCACCTTTTACAAGCAGTCGCACACCTTTATTCTTGGTATGAAGGTGAAGAATCAGAGGGAGAAGTTATGGACGAAGTTGTAGAAATGTCTGTTGAGGCTGATGAAGAAAAGTCACATCACGACAAAAATAAGATGATGCCTAAAAAGGGCGAATCAAAAGATGATTTTATGAAACGCTGTAAAGAAGCGGGTATGTCAGACAAAGATGCAGACGACTGCTTTAAGACATACATGGCGGCAGAAGAAGATGCAGACAAGTCTGCGGAATCAGAAGAAGTTGCCGAAGAAGTAACTGAAGAAGTTACAGAAGAAAAGGATTCTGAGCCAGCGGTTGCTGATTCAGATGTTGAAGCAATTGTAGAAAAGGCTGTAAAGAGTGCAACCGAATCCATTAGGTCAGAGGTCGCTTTATTAGTATCCGCAAAAGAGGCGGCACTAGACAAAGCGGCGACTTTGGAATCAGAGTTGGCAACGGCTAAGTCACTAGCAATTGGCGGCGGTCCTAAGAGAACTGCTAAGCCTGTTGATAGCACTACAAATGACTTACTCACGAAGGCGCTTGTCTATAAAGCAAAGATGAACGCCGCAACAGACCCAACCCTAGTTAAAGGCTATAAGGCTCTCCATGACGAGTTCATGCAGAAGTTTGAAGCCGAAACCAAATAACCGAAAGGAACACCAATGGCATTTGAAGCACCTCGCGCCGCTGACATGTTCTCTGATGCGGATTCTGCTAAATCAGCAGCAATCGCAAAGGAAGAATTTGACTCAGCCGTCTCGTATTCAATGGGTAATGCAGTATCAGACCCATCTTCAATCATGGCTATTAAGAGTGGCATGTCTACCTTTGCTCAGGCATCAGGTAATTCAGTAGCACTCCTAGAGTCATTAGCAGTAAATAAGTCACTTTCTCCTGAAGCCGCATCAAGCCTACAAAACGCACTTGCATCACAGCGTTTGGCTATGCAGGACATTCAGAAGGAAATCACACTTACTACACCACTTTCAACATCATTCGCCGCGTTTGACCTTGAGCAACCTGCAAAGATGCTCACACCTCGTCCAACGCCTTTGCGTAACCGCATTCCTCGTAAAAAGGGAGTCGGTACTTCACACCGCGTAAAGCGAATCACAGGCTACACAGGTACAGGAACAGGCGGTCAAGGACAGATTTGGCCGGGTGTAAATGAAAGCACTACAACTACATTCGGTTCAATTAACTTTGAGCGCGGACCACAGATTGCCTACACAGCGGACGACCTAGTCTTGCCGTACAACTCCTACTCACTATCTGATGCAGTCTCATTTGATGCTAACTTCTCAGGTCTTGGATACCAAGATTTGCGTCAGTTGTCATCAACATCAACACTTTATGCAACAATGTTGATGGAAGAACGCATGATGCTTATGGCTCGCGGTACTGCTTCAGGTTACTCTGGCGCAATCGCTGCACCTACATTCACAAAGGCTTCACCTGTCGCTTCAGGTTCACAAGTAGCACTTGCTGCAAACACTTACTACATCAACGTCACAACTGACGCTGGTATCTCAGTAAATGGTTTTGGTGAGTCAATCCTTGGAACAGAAGTTTCAGAGACAGTCGCATCAGGTGACGTACTAACTGTTACTGTTTCAACAGCAGTATCAGGCGCACTTGGTTACAACATTTATGTTGGAACAACAACAGGCGCAGCAAACTTGAAGTATCAGGGAACACTTAAGGGAACTGGTACATTTACAATTCAAGGTGCTGCCGCACAAGGACTAACAGGCAATAACGCTCCATTTACTACAACTGGAGCAGCCGCATCACGCGCAACAGCAGATACTTCTGCATATTCAACTGGATATGACGGAATCTTGCCAACAGTTCTTGGTGCAAATAGCGGATTTAACAACGCAATTAACGGTAATTTCTCTACTTCTAATCCGGGTGCAGAGTTCCAAACTGTGTTTGCTAATCTCTACCAATCAGTAAAGGCTGACCCTGATGTTGTATTGCTTAACGGTAATGACCGTAAGCAGTTGTCAGACGCAATTAAATCAGGCTCAACAGCGAACTACCGTTTGATGATTGAGAATCCGGGAACATCAGGAACCACATACGGTTCTGTTGTTACTGGTCTTCAGAACGAAGTAACAGGTAAAGCACTAGACCTAATGGTTCACCCTTGGCTAAACCCGGGTGTAGCCCCTGTTCTTTCATTTACACTTCCAATCCCTGACACAGAGGTTTCTGATGTTTGGGCGAACTTCTTGGTTCAGGATTACATGGGCATTCAATGGCCAGTAACTCAGTTCCAGTATGAGTTCTCTACATACTTCCGTGGAACATTCTTCTGTACCGCTCCTGCATGGAACGGCGCAGTATCAGGAATTGTCTCTGCATAATGTGTTTAGAGTGTGGTTGTAACCAACCAAGCGTTAGTCATGGTGGTGGTCCAACAGTTTTACCTGATGGCACTACTACATCACACATGACAACAGCGGAAATTGTTATACCTAACTAAAGGCGACAGAAGGGGTGCGGCCTCGAAACTGCACCCCTTCTGCTTAACAAAGGAATGGCGATGACAAAGATTGTGGCTCCTGATAGGGGCGTTAGACAAACAGAGATAGGCAATAAGACTTATACAGTTAATCGTCAAGGTGTGTATGAAGTGAGTAACCCTTCACACATTAAGGCTATGAAATCCGAAGGATTTTTTGAGGCATCATTAAATCCTATTTCTAAGGGAGACAGCACACGCGGCTTTACTTGCGTAGAATGTGGCTTTGGGAGTTGGTTTCGCAAGTGTTCGCGTTGCGGGCATGAAAACGGAACACCCGAAAGAGATGGGGAATAGTCAATGGCAACGGGTACTACTTACGATACTTTTACCGAAAACGCTTATCTAACTATCGCTGAGTTTAAGAATGCCCCAACCTCTATTGACTATGACAACCTTGTAATTGGCGGCAACGGCAACGCGCAAGATGCTGAATTAGCACGCGTTATTATGCGAGCATCGTCATTTATGAACGAGTACCTTAATCAAAATCTAGTTGCAGACTCAATCACAGAAACCCAACGCGCGCGCGTAACAGGCCAAGGGTGGATTGCTTTACACCCTTATAACAGCCCTATAATCGCTTTGCAGTCTTTCCAATACGGTGCAGACCCAAACATGCTTAGCACTCTTAATGATTGCTCAAAGGTTTGGTTTGAAAACCAACAAATTATTATTCCTTTAGCGGGCAATACCCTTAATTACTCATCACAAGGTCCGTTATCTTTTGGAGCGGGTTCTGCATCTCCTTATCTTCAGATGTTCTGCAAATACACCTATGTTGCGGGCTTTGTAAACACTATCTCTACAGGTACCGCAGGGGCTTCTACAATGACCGTAGAGAGCGGTGTAGGTATCTTGGCAGGTCAAACCCTTACTATCTATGATGGTGCTTCTACCGAGCGCGTGACCGTTAATAGCACTTATACCTACGGCTCTACAACGGTTCCGCTTACTTCTGCCCTTCTATATACCCATGCGGCTGTGGCAACAGGAAATCTACCAACCGCCCTTAAGCAAGCGTGTATTTTGCTAACCACAGCATTTCTAAAGACTCGCGGCGATGGTTCTATGACTATGAACATTACAACCGCGCCTACATCTAACATCTCAGGCGACATGCGTTATTCCTCAGAAATTAAACTTGCTCTTGACATGATTGACAAGTACCGCAGGGTTCGATAATGGCAGGGCGCACAGGGGTACGAAATACGCTATACGAATTCATCTCAAATCCCCCTATCGCAACCGTCAATAAGGTTTGGACTTCTTTTCCAAAGCGTATTCAGTTTCAAGAGAACAGCCTTCCGGGACAGTTGTCGCGAGCGCAGGTTATTATTTTTATCTCGTCAGAGACAGAAAATCGTTTAGCAATAGGCGGCGCAACAAATGGTTGGAAGCGTGTAGATTACAATGTAATCATTCAGATTTACCAACACTCAATGGAGCGTAACTCACAAGACGCTATGATTGCTTTTGACACACTTATAGATAACCTTAAAACGCGTCTGCGTTCAGACCATAATTTCGGTGACACAACTGGGAATCTAGTTTGGCAAGGTGCTGAGCCTATAATCAACGGTAGATACGGTGAACCCGCAACTACCAAAGAGGGCGCAACAGAGACCTTTGCTGAGTTAGAATTCATGGTAACTGAGATGATTCAAGCCTAAGGAGCATGATGAAACTAACATACAATGGAACTGATGAGCGAGTGTTCCCTGCGCTTGGCATCACAGTTAAACCCGGAGACGAGTTTGACGCACCCGAGGGATTTTCACATCCTGACTGCACGACAGGCGGGGCAAAACCAATAAACAAAATAGCAACACCAACCCCGTCAGATGCGTCTGACTTAGTTAAGGAGAGTGAATAATGGCAGTATTAGCATCAGTTCGTTCCTATTTAGGTATCGCAAAAGAAGCGACCAAAGGAACAATAGTGGCACCAACAGATTTTATTCCTGTTGCCAAAGATAGCCTTAAACCACAAGACATGGTTGATGCTCTCTATGACACAGGTCTACGCGGCTCAAATGTTCTCAACTACAATTACATTCCGGGTCGTAAGCACTCAACATTAGACTTTGGCGGTGCAGTATTCGCTGACACAGTTGGTTATGGGCTTGCAGGAATTATGGGAGCAGTTGCAACAACAGGAGCATCTGCACCATTTACTCACACAATTTCATTACTTAACAGCCTTACATCAGGCACAAATACTCAGCCAATTTCATACACATTGACTGATTTTTATGCAGTAAGCGTTCGTTCTTATCCGGGTTGCCAGTTCTCTGACTTCTCACTTAAGTTTAACGCTGACGGAATGTTGGAATACGATACAAAGACAACGGGTTTCCCATCAAGCGTTGTATCTGACCCAACACCTACATTCTCAGCAATATTGCCTACTCCAGTATGGCGTGGAACAGTAACTATTGCTGGTTCACAAGTTTCTAATGCTATGAGTGGCAACATTGACATGTCGCGTCCTGTTACACCTATCTACGGTATATCTAATACTCAAAATCCATTCTCAGTATTTCTTGGACCACTTGAGGTTACAGGCAAGATTACCTTTGTTATGGAAGCGGATACTGAATTAACTCGCTTCTTGTCAGACACACAGCCTTCAATCGTACTTAACTGGGCTTATGGCTCAAGTGCGGCGGCGGTTCAGATTCAAGCAACTATTACTAAGGGTGCATACACAGCCGCAGTAATTGAGCGTGGTGAAGATTTTGTTCAGGTCACAGTTGATTTGAATGGTCAAGGAAACACTACTGATGCGGGTGCTTCAGCCGGATTTGCTCCTATCAAATGGGTTCTTCAGAACGCAAAGGCTTCAGGTACTTACGCATAAACTTAAGCAAGTGGGGGTTAGGGGTGCGAACGCCTTCCCGTACCCCACCCCACTTGTGTTAGTTTGTTAAGATAACGGAAGGCAACCTATGGAAAGGCACACAATGTCAAAGAAAATTACTTTGCCGTCAGGCGCAACAGCAACATTAAAAGACCCATCACTCCTTCGTGTAAAAGACCGCAAGAAAGTCTTAAAGAGTACCGATGTTGAGGGTGGCGACTTAACCAAAGCACTTGCATTACAAGCATCTCTGATTGCCATGCTTATTGAGGATTGGTCATTTGAATTTGCTATTCCAAACATTAACCTCGACTCTCTTGATGAACTAGAGATGCGCGATTATGACGCTTTAATTGAAGAAACCTCAGAGGCTCAAAAGTATTTGTTCCCAACAATTGCTGATACTCCTGAGAATGACGCAAACCCAAAAGCGATTACCGCCGACTCCAAAGGTTAAAATGGTTGCTTGAAGGCGGCGAGCGACACGAAGCCTTTGACTATCCTGATGAGCATTGGTTCTATTTTCAGATGGCGGATAGATTTGGTTGGACACCTGACCAAGTAGATAATCTGCCTACGCAGACCGCTGATTGGTTACTTGCTATTGCAGGTACAATTGAGAAAATTAGGGCAGGAGATAGTTAATGGGCGTTGTACGCATTACTAACCTATCTGAAGTCCTTGCGGGCTTTGACCTGACCGAAAAAAAGATTGATGATGCCGCATTTAAGGCTGTGTATCAATGCTCTCTAAAGATTGAAGATGAGGCTAAGCGCAACGCTAATACAGGTGCGCATGGTCCGGGAGAGGGTCACATTCCGGGAACTGGTCCCGGACCAAATGTTGTTACTGGCAACCTTGTTAGCAAGATTGTTGGACAACGCCCCGTTAAAGGCTTTCGTGGTTATTCAGCAACCGTGGACTCATCTGCTGAATATGCAAGAGCCGTTGAACAAGGCTCCCCGCGCTGGAAATCAGGGGTAAAATACCCGTACATAGAACCTGCGGCACAAGCGTTAATAAATAACGGTACGCTCAACAGGATTTTTACTGGTGCATTTATTACAGCGGTTAGGGGGTCGTAGTGAGTACGATTCCACCAATTCAAGTTCAGAT